TTCTGAGCGCGCCCGAGGCGGGGCTTGCGTTGTCGAGATCAAAATCCACTTCAGCCGCCGGGGTGATGCCGAACTCGGTGTAGTAGTTGATGACCGTTGCCCCATCCTTCGGGTCCTTCACCACGCCCTGAATGCCGTTGAAGAGGTGGAACTCGAAGGTGGCCTCTGCGTCATTGCGCAGCCGAGCCATCTTGCGCGCCACCTCAGTTTGTACCTGCTGCACCGCCGTTTCCGATCTGAATTCGCGGATGCCTTGGATCTCGGCGGCCCAGAGCACGTCCTGTTTCTTGAACTGGCGACATACGAAGGCGCGCATGTCGCGGCGTTCGGGTACCTGCTGTTCATAGGCCGAACCCCGCTCCGAGAACGGGATCAGCGACAGTGTGCCATCGCGGCTTTCGATCATCACGGTGCGCTGGCGCACGCCGCGCGAGCCGAAGAGGCCCGCACCCGACAGGATGGCCGGTTTGAAGGGGATATTTTCCAGAGCCCGGGTGAGCTCGATGATGCTGAAGGCGTCGCCCTCGAAGATGTCCATGGTTGCCATGTGTGGGAATCCTTATGTCAGAGGGCTCAGCGCAGGATGATGCCAAGCGCGGCCAAAGCCGTGGTGGCGGCGGTGATCTGGGCCTCGGTCGCGCCATCAGGCCAGACGAGTTCATGCTGGTTCACAAGCGTGGGCCCGCGCAGCACGACAACGCCGGGTGCATCAGCTGCTGAGGCATCGACGCCAGCCCAGAGAATGCCAGCAGCATTTTGGCTGCCGTTCGTCGCGGCCGGTGCGAGCCCGGTGTATTTCCCGCCGGTGGTAATCTTGCCGAGCACGGTGCCGGGCTCGAGCTTTCCGGCACCGGAAGCGATGGTGACGGGTTCTCGGGTGTAGTCGCGGAGCACTTCCCAGACGAGGAAGCCGCCCGCGTGTTTGCCTTCAGTGAGCGTGGTCATGATGCGTTAGCCTTTCGTCTTGAAGGTGCGGGCGATCACATCGCCCCAGGATTGGGTGGCGGCCGCACGCCCGGGCTGGGCGTGTGCAGCGGTGATGTCGGGGGTGACGTCGGCCTTTGCCGCGAGAAGGCGGTTGCGGACCTCATCGAGACCCACGTCTTCTTCGAGGAACCAGCCCGCCATCTGCGGTTGACCCGCGAGGCGGCAAAGATCGATCACGGCACGCGCATGGGCGATGGCCTCTGCACGCACCGTCGCGGTGTCGGCAGTAGTGGTCTCATATGCGGCCATGGTTGGCGCCTCCGCAGCCGGATGTTCGGGGTCAGGTAGGGTGTTGGCCTCTGCAACACCCTCGAACTGGGGCTCAGGGGCTGCAGGCTCGCCTCCCTCGCTTGCTGCCTCGACCACTTCCGGCGGTGCGTTGCGGAAGCGCGCCACATCGGAGGACGCAGCAAGTTTCACAGGCTCGGCAATTCGGTCGATAAAGCCGAGATCCAGTGCATCCTTGGCATCGAGCCAAGTCTCGGCTGCCATCAGGGCGGCAATCTCTTCGTCAGGTTTGCCTGATTTCGCGGCATAGCCTTGGATCAGGCTGCCTTTGACCTTGTCGAGCGCCTCAGCCGTGGCGCGCATGTCCTCGGCCGTGCCCATGACCAACCCCGAGGGGTCGTGGATCATCAGGAAAGCGTTTTCCGGCATGATGATGGTATCACCCGCCATGCCGATGTAGCTTGCCGCCGAGGCCGCGATCCCATCGATCCAGACGGTGATCTCGCCCGCATGGCGCTTCAACGCGTTGTAAATGGCGACCGCGTCAAAGACTGAGCCGCCGGGGCTGTTGAGGCGCAGATCAATCGCGGCATCATCGGGCAGCGCGCCCAGTTCAGCCAGAAAGCCTTTCGCCGTGACGCCGTAGGCGCCGATTTCGTCATAGATCAGCACTTCAGTGCCCGAGGCACGGGCACGGATCGTGTACCAGGATTTCATGGGATTACTCCTGTTGCGGTGTCGTGGACGATCCGCTGCCGTCCTCGTTGGGGGAATTCGGGTTTGGGATGCTCGTCGGTGTGGCCCGCGCGCCCTGCGTCTCGCCGGGGCTGGCGCGGTAGGTCAGACCCAGATCGGCGGCGCGTTTCGCGTCAGACGCGTTCTCGCAATCGACCTCTTCGATGTCGTAGCCCGTGGCCTCGACCACCTTGCGCCGCGACGTCAGCCCGGCCTCCATTGCCAGCACCTGCGCTTGGATATCCTTCAACGGGTCGACCCAATCCCACCGTGGCGGGATCCATTGAACCGGCCGAGCCGTGACAGGATCTGCATCCAGAGCCCCCGAGAGCACAGCCGTTTCAAGCCAGCGCCGCCAGATCGGACGGCAAAGCTGGTGCGCCATGACCCCATGCTGCAGCTGGCCAATGCGGCGGCGGAACTCGACCAGTTCGGCCCGAAGGCTCGAATAGTTCGCCTGCCGAACGTCGCCGGTGACGAGGTGATACGGCAGACCCAACGAGGCCGAGACCGCCAGCAGCGTGCGATACTGGAACGCCTCGTATCCACCGCCGACATCGGCGGGGCTCGAGAACTTCACATCCTCGCCTGGCAGCAGCACCTGCATAGTGCCGGGCTCGAGGCTGGCAATCGCGGCTCCATCGAGATCGGCCTCACCTTCGCCCATCATCGGGTCTTCTGGGGCCGTCTTGGTGATGAAGCCCGCGAACATCGCCGCGGTCTTTTTGCGGTCGAGTTCAGCGTCGTCATATTGATCGAGCAGGAAGAGCCGCACCATCGCTGGCGCCACATGTGGCAGGCCCCGGATCTGACCCGCATCAATCGGCCGGTAGATGTGCAAGACTTCCTCGGCCGGCACGCGAACCGTGTCGGGAACGGCTACCCGCTGGTCGGTACTGTCGCCCGGATGGCGACGACGAAAGTGATAGGCCACCCGCCGCCCGATCAAGTCGAACTCGATCCCGCAGCGGATGCGGTTCCCGTTCGGGTCCGTCTCGGTTTTCTCAAAGGGCAGCATCTCGGATTGCAGAAGCTGCAATTGCAGCGGCACCAGCAGCCCGTCTTCCGCCCGGCGCGGACGCAAGCGCACAAAGCATTCACCGGCGACAAACATTTCGCGCGCGACCATGGCCTGCAGGCCGTAGAAGTCGGTAAGCCCGTCAGCGTCCGCCTCGTCTGTCCAAGCGAGCCAGAGCTTCTGCACCCGGTCGCGCAGCGTCGCATCCGTGATGAGCGAGGACGGCTTGATCCCGTCCCCAACAAGGTTCGCAGCGAAAGCCTCGCAGGCGTTCGCTGCATAGCCGTTGGTTACCACCAGTTCGCGCGATCGCGCCAGCAGTCTGGGTCCGCCAGAGGCGACCAGCGCGTTGATATTCTCAAGCGGCGGGTTCCACCCGCGCAAGCGGCGCTTGGCCATCGCCCCTTCGAGACGCGCGCGCATGGCTTCAGGGCCGCCAGGCTTGGGGCGGCGAAACAGGTCAAACATCCCCATGTCGGTTAGAGCCCCTTGGCCGTCGTCAAGCGCACCTGCCGCACGATCCACCGCCCCTCAGCCGCCGCGATTTCGCGGTCTAGGGCCTCAATGGCACGGTCGATCTCGGCGACGCTGCGATAGTCGACCGTTTTGCCGTCGTAGCTGACCCGGGCCACGCCGGAGGCGCGCTGCGAAGTCAGGGCCTCACGGCGGAGTTTCAGTGTCGCCAGATCCGCCATGCCCAAACTCATCCCATGTATGTTGACCGCGCAACGCGGCGCACCTGTGCCTTGCGTACAGATTGCGGGCCTGTGGCAGAGGCCGCGCTCCTGCCATCAGCGACCGCAAACTGCGCCGCGAGTTCTTCCCACCTCGCGTCTGACCAGCGGTCCGCGCCGAGGATCCAAGCGGCCGCGCGGGCATAAACCCGGCAGTCGAGTGCCTCGTTGCGTTCCCTCAGCTTTTGCCATTCGAGTTTGGCAAAGCCGCGCTTGTTCTTGACCGTGACCAACTGCTCGGCCGTCAGCTGCTTCAGCCATTCAGCGTCGACCCAACCCGGCAGATGAAGAAAGCCGGGAGGGAACTTCTCCCCCTCCGCCGGGCTGCTGACCTCCAGCGGATCAAGCCGCAGGAAGCGATAGGTCTCGGCCTTGAATGTCGAGGTGGCGATGGTCCAAAGCCGTGCCCCACGGCGCAGACGTTTGCCCGCGATGGTCGCGTCGACAAACGTCGGCCCCGTCACCGGGCTTGCCCTATTGAAGCCTTCAAGGCCTTTGATCGGCGCAACCTGGCCAAAGCCCACTTGTCGGGCCCAGGCGTAGACGGCGGCCGTTTCATAGCCCGTGTCGATCGCAAGTCGCGCGATGGTCATCGGCGTACCGCTGGTGTGTGCCCAAGTCCGGCCCAGGAGGTCAGTCAGTTTCTGCCAGCAGGCGGGATCGCCAGGACCGCCGTCGATGACGATGTGGTCAGTGAGCCAGCTTTGCAGGCCTTTGCCCCATGCCCAGACATCAACCTCGATCCGGTCCTTCTGAACGTCGGCGCCAGCGGTCAGGAAGAGCCCGCCGGCCGGCACTGTGCCTGCGCGCCAATCTTCCTTCAGCCCCTGCAGGCGCTGCCAGTCCGGGGCCTCGCCGCTTTCCATCCAAGTCTCGCCCAGCGAGGTGTTGATGAACGTCTTCATCGTCTCATCCCCACCCGCGCGCGCCGAGAGGAACGCCTTGGCCATCGCCTCAAGCCGTACCCAGGGCGAATAGATCTCGTTCAGATGGAACCCTGCCGCCCCATTGAATGGCGCGTCCGCGATCCAGCGGCCCTTGGAGATGGCGGCCCAGCGGGTCTCATCTTTCCAAGCGGCATCGCAGTCGGCGCAGTGGTAGCGCGCGGTTTCAGGGCGATGGCCGCCGCTCTCATCCTTGTCCCATTTGACCTGCCCCCAGGTCAGAATTTGTTCATGTCCGCATGCGGGACACGGCACCCAAAACCGGCGCTGGTCGCTTTCCTCGAATGCCGCCTCAATCCGGCTCGCGCCCTTGTTCGTCGGCGTCGAGACCAGCACGATCTTGCGGTTCCAGAACGTCACTGTGCGTTTTTTCGCGAGGTTGACCGGGTCGCCTTCAGCGCCTGCGCTGAACGGATAGCGGTCGACCTCATCGCAGAGCAGCAAACGGATCGGTCGGCTCGCAAGGCCAGAGGGCGCATTGGCACCCACAATCGTCAGGTGTCCGCCCGGAAACCGTTTATGCAGGATCTTGTTGTTGCCATCCCGCGACCGCGGATCGGCAATCTTGCCCTGCAGGCATGGCG